TGATGGTGGTGAGGACCCCCACCAAAGGCGCAAGAGTTTCCTCCACCGCGGCGGCGGCGTAGTCCTGGTTGAATTCGATGTCCAGGCCCCAATCCAGTAAACCGCCCTCACGGGTTTTGGCAGCGGCGCCCATGGCGGTTGATTCCGGGGCTTCGGCCTTATAATTGATGGTTACAGACCGAACATAATCCGATAAATCCACGTTATTTAGGTTAATGTCGGCGTCGGTCAAGATGATTTTGGCCATAAACGCACCTCCTAAAAAGCAGTTGTTAGTTGTTAGTTGTTAGTTCTTAGTTATTGCCTTTTCTAACAACTAACAACTATCCACTAATAACTACCTAAAGAATCCCCATCGTTACCGCAAAGGTAAAACTCGGGTCCACTCCCCCGATAGTAAAGCTGACCCTCCACCAAATGTCAGTATTCGGCCCGGCTGCTTCCGCCCATTCATACCCCGCCGCGGTTTTTTGGGCGAACGTGATGACGTCTGCCGGAGTTCCGAAGCCCACCAGGGAGTCGCTTTGGATTATCACGTCCAGGGTATCGCCGGCGGAGGCTCCAAACACGTGGAGCGCGGCATAGACCCGTTGAGCAGCAGAGACCGCCCCCCGATTTACCGGCGCACTGGTAGCCGTCACGATTCGGGCTAGCTTGGGGAGCAGAATCGTTCCCTTCACCAGCACCCCGGCGCCTTCCGCATGAACTTTGAAAGGAAACACATCCCCCACTTTGGCTCCGGGGGAATACTCGATTAATTCCGGTTTTAAAAGATAAGCGAGGGCATTGGTGGTTCCCAAGGGGGAAAGGCTCATGGCGGGGAAGGCCAGGGCCATTCGGTCAAATAGATAATGATCCGGGTTCCCGGTAACCAGCGCGGCCTCAAACCAGCCGTTAATCTCGGCGGCATGGTCCTTAAGGCCGCCGAGCCGAACCTTGGCAAGGTCGCCCATGGCCGTAGCATCAGGCGTTTCGGCCTTACAATTCAGAGCCAGGGCATTGACATTGCCGCTCAAGTCGTATTGAGCAACCCAAACCACCGCGTCTCTGACGATTTGATCAGCCATTAGGGAAATACCTCCGCGATTAAAACATCAATAGCCCGGCCATGTTCCAGGGTTTCGGGGTCATACAGGTCAACATCCGAGACGATTTCCGTATCTTGCACCCCGGCGCCGGCATCCTGCCAGCGTTCCATGGCCAAAAGGATTTGATCGGCTACGGCTTGGGCCGTGGCGTATCCCGTGGCCGCGGCCGTGGTTGCCGCCCAGACCGTGATTTGCCAGCGGGATCGGGGCATCCCTTTGCCGGCCCCCATGGTGTAGGCTTCCCGGGGAGCGGCGATCCTCTGATAAGTTAACGCGGGGAGCGCCGCGCCCTGAGGGATGAGCAGGGGGTAGATTCTGCTACCCACCAGCGCGGCGAGCCCCTCAAAGGTTGAGAGTCTGGTGAAGATGGCGGCTTCGATGCTCATTTTTTCCCCAACTTGGCCGCAGCCTTTTCAATGGCTGCCGCCAGGCTCACTCCAATGCCCTCTGCCGCGGCCGCTTTGTTTTCCTCAAACGCGGGCCGCAGGAAAGGCTTGGCCGCTTGCCGCTTGGTCCCGAATTCGTAGAAGCGCCAGTAAAAAGCGGTGCGCATTTTGAACTTACCAGCGGCGGTAGCTTTCTTGACTGCTATGATCTTTTTTCGGCTTGCGGTAATAACCTCTCCCGCCTGCCGCATCTTCATAGTGACGCCCACGTTATAAATAATCCGGGCCTGGGTAGAACTTTTGTCTCGGTAAGACACAATGGCCTTTTTGAGTAAGCCGGAACCTTCCGGCGCCTTGCTTCTGGCCGCGTTGCGTATCCTGTCCGCCTCTTTCTTCACCGCACTTCCCAAGACCTTCCCCTGAATTTCCTTGGGCAGTTCCTTGAGGGCCGTTACGAGTTCCCGGAGACCCGTGATAGTAGCGAAGGCTTCAGCCATTACAGTAACTCCCGCGCCATGAGCTGCATCTCGACGTGTCGTTCTTCCGGGTCAATCACCGAGTCGATGAGGTAAACCCGACTCCCCCACAAAACCCGCATTTTCGGCGTTACCCCGGCCAAATATCTGATTCTGATCCGGGTGGTCACGTCGGCCTGGATCTGTTTGGAAGCGAAAAACTCCCGGCCCCGCAACGGCTCCACCCCGGCCCAGACCTCAGCGAACGTCCCCCAGGTTTCCAGGGGTGCGCCGGTGGAATCTTGGGACTCAGCCACCTGCTGAATAATGACCCGATGCCGGAGCCGGCCAATTCGCATTAATCCGCCCGCATGTAACTCACGGGGAAATAGGGCTGCACAAAGACCTTGCCCGAAACTGCGCCCGTGCGAATAAATTTGAGATTGTCCAGAGCCTTGATGCTCTCCGGGTAATGGGCGTCGCCGATTTGAAACAATTCCCCCACCGTGGCCGTGGGCGCGGTCCCGTCCTCCCGGAAGCGCATTTGCGCAGTTTCCGCCCGGATCCGGGCGTATTCGGCGACCCTGCCGTTATAAACCCCGGAGGTGGGCCGAATGATGGCCGGGGTGATCCCGATGGCCTCATCCGCCACGGTGACAGTTTCCCCCGGTCCCGGTTCATATTGAACGTTCCAAATGCTCATAAGTTTCTCCTAAAATCCCCAGGTCCGATAATTTGCCATGAGCGCGTCAATGGTCAGGGGCACCGGCAAGGCGCTGGCGCTGCTCATGGAAGTCAGGATCGGCTGCCGTTCTTCATACCAGTGAGCGCAGAGCAGCAGCATCGCATGTTTCAGCGAGACCGGGACCGCGCCGGCCGCCGCCCCATAGCCGCAGGTGAGGGTGGCCACGATGGGGTTGAGGTTGAACAGGTTGACCGTGGGCCAGATCTCCAGATATTTCAGGACAACCCCGGGCCGGTACTCGTTTACCGTATCCACCGAGTAGAGGGCGGCTGCAAACGTGGCCTCCACACCGTTCTCATCGGTATATTTGAGGCTCTCCACGGTCTGGAGCCGGGCCTTGCCGATGGCCAGGCGGTCGCCCACGGGCCAGGCCGCTTCGTATTGTTCCCAGGTCTGGGTGATCAGGGGGCCGCAAAAGACCTCTATATATTCACGGGCCATGATAATCAAGGCGGCCAGGTAGGTGTCTTCAATAGAGTAGGGCGCGCTTTTGAGTACCGACACTCCAAATTCGCAGGCGGCCCCGGCCACGGTAGCCACCACCCGGATGTAGGGTTGAGTCCCGGTGTAGGCTTTCTCCTGGGTGGCGTTATCATTAGCCTCGGTGACCGTCGTAAAGGCCCCGCCGGTCCAGTCGGTCCAGCCGGTAATCCCGTTGGCCGACTCCTGGAGCTTCGCGGCTACGCTTCCACCGGCCCCGCAGGTCCCGGCCTCCAGGAGGGCCAGGACCTCATAGGCCAGGTTGTCGGCCAGGCTCTGCGAATCCAGCCGCAGATGTGCCTTGACCTCTGCCAGAGTGACCGGCTCAATGGCCGGGGCGGTTTTGAGCTTTAGGAGCATGTTATTCCTTGGCCCAGGTGCCGATAATGGCCTCAATCACCCAGCCGTCCACGCCGTCGCAGTAGATTTTCACCATGTCCCCCAGGCGGTCGCTGGCCCCGGAGTTGATGAGGTCCTTGTTGTCCGTGGAGGTCAGGCCATTGCCCCGGATATGGTCAGCCGCAGCCGGGGAAATGCTCAGGCCCACGCCGGTTGAGAGGGCGCCGGTTTCAAATTCGTACCAGACACCTTTGGTTCCAGCCGCCGCCGCGGGGAGGGTGAAAACCGCGTCTTCGGCTCCGACAAACTTCTGGCCGCTATGGCTAGCATCCAGGGCCTGCGTCGCCGCGGCCAGATTGACCTTGCGCCGGATGCCGCTGATTTCCGAGGCGGACCCCAGGACCACCGCCTTGGAAGCAGCCGCGACCCCGCCGGTGACCCCGGCCAGTTTGTTGATTTCCGCCGCGGTCGCGGTCACGTCGGCGATGGTGGCCACACCGACATTGGCGCCGCCGATTTTAAGACCACCCACCTCGGCAACGGCGATTACTCCGCCGCTTTCAATCGTGAGAGTCCCGCCACTGGCAACGACCTGCTCATCGCCGCCTTGGCGGCGGTAAACCTTGGGCTGATAACTCGAATCTGCCATGTGCTTTCTCCGTTGGTTGCAGCCCCCGGGGTTGCCCCCGGGGGCCTACCCACTTAAGGGACGGTTAGAGGTTAGGCCGGAGCGATGTTCCGGGCGCGGCCCTTGACCACGGTCACGCAAATCGGCGTAGCGGCGCCATGCGTCCCCGAGAAATCCGCCAGGATTTTCAGGTAGCGCTTCCCGCCGATGTAACCCACTTTGGTCACCGTGGGCGCGGCATGGGCCGCCACCAGGGACTTGATAATACCGCCGGTGTCCGGGGTCACGCCCTGGACATCCGCCGCGGCGACTGCCGCATAATCGCTATTGTTGTCCGAATCGGTGAGTTTGAACTCGATTTTGTTACTCCCATCGAAGGTGATGCCGCCGATCCCCACCGCGATCTCAATCATGGCGGCCTCGTAGCCGTTCAGATCCACGGCTACCGGGACGTTATCGGCATTCAGGGATACCGGCCCCAAGGCCAGCACCGGAAACAGAATGTCGGATTGATCTTTCAGCATGGTTTTCTCCTTTCAAAGCAGGGCCGGGGATTCCGGCCCTGATCTTTAGGTGGAGCTGTTCTGGAAATATTTCACCGCGCCGTTATTGGCCGCGATCAGGTTGCCGTCATGCCGGGAGAAGGCCAGGAAGCCGACCTGGGCCTTTTTGGTATAGGCGCTATCGGTCATGCGGAAGAGCAGGAAGCCCAGCACATCCCGGATGACGTAGTAATCGAAACGTCCGAACAGCACGCTCTTGGCATCGGCGGCCATTTCCGCCACGTCCTGATTGATGACGTAGGGATAACCGTTGACCGTGTTGGGAGACAGGCTTTCCACGCCCGGCAGCCACAGGGGCCGCCCCTGGCCATCCTTCATTTTCTTGAGCTTCAGCAGGGTAGTGTCGTGGAACATATACCGGCACTGCCCCGATTGCCGATAGGCAGGGTCAAGGGAATGCTCCAGTTCCTGGAGGTTGTCCCATTTCATCGAAGTGGATTGGCCGGTGGCCCCCACCACCCCGGAGCCGGCGCAAACCACAACCCCCTTGGGCTGGGCATTGCCGGTGCCCACGGTGAAATGCCGGTTGGTAATCCGGCCCAAGCGCATCCCCAGGCGGCCGATGATATGCCCTTCGATGTCGTACATGCTGTCCTGCAGGAGTTGGAAGGGCACGGCCACGGCCTTGGAGGAATACATATGGGCGCCGATGGTCACCTGGCCGAAGGTGATGGTGTCATCTTCGGTGACCGCAGCATTTTCCCCCACGATCTCACCTTCTTCCGCCGTCGGATCGGTGGTGGGCCAGGGGATGGTATTACCGTTGTTGGTCCCCAAGATTTGCGCGCCGCTCTCCCGCATCCCGCCATAAGCCTTCATGGCCACCAGGAGGCGGTCACCCACCAGGTCCGGGGCCAGGAAGCCGCCCTCACTGGGGACCTGGGTTCCCAGGTTGCGGACATTTTGCAAGCGCTGGTGCACCATCTGTGCCTGTTCCGGGGTCAAGGCATTGTCGCCGCCCCTGATCCAGGCCACTAAGACCCGGCGTTCACCTTCGGCCAGGGCCTTGGCCTCATCCGCCGAGATGCCGGCCCGATCTGCCCGCGAGGCCAGGTTACTGAAGTTCTGGGCCTCCAGGTCCATGACTTTTTGGATACGGTCGAGCTCCGTGTCCAGCCGGTCGATGTCGGCCATCAGCCCATCGTATTTCTCATTGATCTCCGCGGTCCATTTGTCCCCGGAATAATTATCCACCAGGTTGCGGAGGTCCTTCGCCATGGTATTGCGCTTTTCGCGCAAGTCCTGAATACTGCGCGCCATTTTTGCCTCCTTGTCGGCTAGCGCCCGTTTAGTTCTACGAGCGCCAAACGGCGCTCAATTGTTGCCCGGTCGTATTGCTCTTGCTGCCCCTGAAAATTCAGAGTCTCCGGGGCGTGGTTATAGGCTTTGAGGTTCCAGCGATTTTCCGGAGCCCGGCCCTCATAAATGCGGTCCACAAACCCATGACTCAAGGCTTCTTCGGCCGCCAACCAGGTTTCGGCGTCCATCATTTTCCGCATTTCATCCGGGTTCATTTTGGTTTTTCCCAGATAATCGCCCATGATCGCCAGGTCGATTTTCTCCAGGACCGTAGCCATGGCCAACATGTCGGACTTGTTCCCGATCACCAGGGCCCAGGCGTTGTGGATCATAAAAAATCCGCCCTGGCTGATCTCGATTTCATTGGCGCCCAGGGCCAGGAAAGTGGCCGCGCTGGCCGCCAGGCCGTCAATATGGGCGATAACCTGGGCCGGATGCTGCCGGATGGCGGTCTGCATGGCCCGGGCGTCAAACACGTCGCCCCCGGGGGAGTTGATCCGCAGGTGGATGGTGGACGCGGTAAGGCCATTCAACTGCTGGACAAAATCTTGAGCCGGAATCCCATACCACCCTCCGATGGCGTCATAAAGATAAATGGTGGCCTCATCTGCGGATTGCACTTTAATTTCAAAGCGGCCCCCGACCTTGGCGTTGTCCTTAAAAAGTTGCATCAGGCGATTAATCATGGCTTCCTCCCCCTGGGGGAACTTTGGGTTGAACGTTGGCCCCTTCTTTGAAGCGGTAAATTTTATTACTGGCCGGATCATTATCAGGCGGGAGTCCCTCCAATTTCCGGGCCTCATTCGGGCTCATAAATCCGGGATTTTGGGTTCCTCCCAAGGCGATCTTATAAGCGTTATAGCGTGTTTGGGTGTCGCCCCGGGTCAATTCGCTTTCGTCAAATTTGATAAAGTGGCCATCGTTACGAAATAATTTGGTATTTAATTCCTGCTCAATGTCGGTAAAATGGTCATTGAGGGTGAACATGACAAACCATCGGGCCATCTGCTCAATGCCCTGGCCGAAGGAGGTGGTCTTTTCCATTTCATAATTCATCACCGGGGGGACTCCGAACCACCGGCAAATATCGATGACCGAAAACTGTCGGGACTCTATGACCTGGCCATCTCGGGCGCTCATGGAGAACGGTTTAATATCCCCGCCCTCAGTAAGCACCAAAGGCAATGCCACATTCGACATCCCGTGCTGCCGTTCAATCAGGTTGTTTCGCAGCCGGTCTATAGCGGCATCTCCCAACTTAGCGGGATAAGAAATAGCGTATTGAAATGAAGCCCCTTGGCCAAAGAACCGCGCCCCGTATTCTTCTTCGGCCATGGCCAGGCCGAAGGATTGGGCGGCATGTGATATGGTTGAAAGCCCACGTTTACCATCCCACCCCAAGTTAGGAAAATGCAGCATGTCGTCTTGGTCAATTAGTTTGAATTCCCCATGATCCAAAGTTACCTGGTAATAAAGGCGGTGTTTTTCAACTCCTAATTTTTTATCAAGCCCGATTTCCCATGCCTGGCAAGGCTGGACCCGGCTGGGCTTAATGGGTAGTAGATATTCAATTTCCGACCCCTTGCGAAAGATGAGCGCATAAGCATTTCCTGAAATTAACTTATGATTGATGATAAATTTCCAAAAGGTTGAAGCAGTGATGAAGGGGTTGGGTCGATTCTGTAACAATGACCGGTATTTATGATTCAAAATTACTTGAGCAATTTCCTTATCATCCTTCAGGAGGTTTTGAAATATCTCGGCCGGAGAACTTGAAACGGAACTGGCGATTAATCGGACGCAGCCCCATACCGCCGAGATTTTCAAAGCGGTATCGGCGGAAACAACCGGCCCGGCCCAGGTAGCCGAGCCTCCAAACAATTCCGCCCATTGGGTAAGGTCGGAAAGTTTAGTAGTGGAAGCCTGAATACCTTGCAATTGGACTTCCAAATCTGCCAACTTTCGCTTCAGCTTTCGATTCCACCAGGCCATTACAACCCCACAAATCCTTGGTCAGTATCAGTTTTTCCCCCATGGCGCATGACCCGATCCAGGGCCATGATGGCCGCCACGATGCCGTCGATTTTGCCCTGGGAATTCCCTTTGTCGGGCTTGATATTGCCCGCGGGGTCAAGCTTCACCGCGGTGCTGTCCATCATCCAGCGCAGCACCGGGTTGCCGCCGTGGTTGATCTGGCGCTTCAGCAGCCGGCGCTCAAGCTCCTTGCTGGGGGTGCTCATGGACAGAAACCCCTGGCCCAGGCCGATGACCTCCAGGCCCTCATCTGCCAATTCCATGGCCAACTGGTGCGCCTGAAACAGGCGGTCGATGTTCAGGTCCACCACTTGAAACTGTTGGGCGTCGGCCAGGATTTGGGCCTTGATAAAAGCATAGTCGATGGCGTCCCCAGGGGTCGTTTTTAAAAAACCCTGGCGGACCCAGGCGTGATATTGATCCCGGTAGCGGTTATGGGTATCGTGCAGCTTGGCTTCGGGCACCCAAAATCGGCATAGCAAGTCAAGGAATTCCGGGTCATCCTCTCTGGGAAAGGCCAAAACCCAGGCGGTGAGATCGGAAACTGAGGACAAATCCAGGCCCCCATAACCGCGGCGGCCGGCCAGGACCTCATCGGTCACCGGGTGGCCGTTGCAGTTGGCATCCCATACAGTCAAGTCAACCCAGCGGGTGACCTGCTGGGTCCAGACGTTCAGGTGCAAACGCATGAAAGCGTTTTGAGCCGCGGGCATTTGCCGGGCCTTATCGCATTTGCGCTGGAGGTCATCCGGCTTCACTGAGATGCCGTAGTTGGGATTGGCCTTGGCCCACACCACGGGATCCCGCCAGTCATCGCCCTCATCAACGGTGTAGATGATGCCGAACCAAGTGTCATCCTGGATAACTCCTGACAGGACTTTTTCAGTGCGCTCATGGTATTCCCAGCAAATGGATTCCCGGTTGCTACCCGCAGTAGTGATCACATAAATCAGAGGTTGCCGCCGGGCCCCGGTGCCGGTCTCCAGCACGTCCATCATCGCCCGGGTTTTATGGGCATGCAGTTCATCTACAATGGCGGCGTGGATATTCAGGCCGTCCATGGTGTCGGCATCGGCCCCTAACGGTTCGTACTTGGAGGCGGTGGCCGGGACGTTCAGATTATCCCGAAAGATTTCTACCCGGCGCCGCAACTCCTGCGACGATTTGACCATGCGCACCGCTTCGCCATGAACGATGCGGGCCTGGTCCCGCTTGGTGGCCGCGCTGTAAACCTCCGCTCCGGGCTCATGGTCCACCACAAATAATTTAAGGCCGATACCCGCCGCTAAGGTGCTCTTGCCGTTTTTACGGGGGATTTCGTTGTAACCGGTGCGGAATCGCCGCAGGCCGTCGGCCCGCTTCCACCCGAAGATGGAGCCGACGACAAAGGCTTCCCAGGGTTCTAGAGCAAAGGGCTGGCCGGACCATTCGCCCTTGGAATGGACCAGGAACAGTTCAAAAAATTGAATGGATTTGGCGGCCACCGCCTGGTCGAAATATAACCCCCGGTCCTGGCCATTTTGCAGGTCATCCAGGTGGCGCCGGCAGGCCAGCTTCACCCATTTGCAGGCGACGATCCGCCCCTCCACCACATCCCGGGCGTATCGTTCTACCTGGCATTTAATTTTGGGGGCTCGTTTCGCCATCAACCATTGCCCAAGTATTGGTCCAAGAGGTTCAGTTGCTCCGGCAGCTTAACCGACAGGCGGCTCCGGGAAGAAGGCGTCATGCCGAATTCCACCAGGAACTTATGCATCATCTCCAGGCTCTTATTGGCAATGCCGACATAGGGAGACTGGATTTCATTGCCGTAGGAAGTCATGATTACCAGGCCGGTTATCTTGATAAATTTTTCCGCCTCCCGCCACCGCGCATAAACCTGGCAATAGGCCGCCAATGCCGCCCGGTCAACATGGGAAAGCAGACCCATCTTAAAAAGCTCTCCGGCGACGTACTTCCATTCATCTTTAGCCTCCAGAGATAACCAATCCGGGCATTTGGGCATGGTATATTGCGGTTTCGGCTCCCGATTATTCAAGGGCCGTTTGCCAGGATTCCCCTGCACGGCCTTTAAATGACTCGGTTTTGGCTTACGTCCCTTCATAACCACCTCTCAAAACCTTACCCCCCCTACCCTCAATTTCGCGGCCCCACACAGAAAGCTCTGTCATCGGTCTTTTGGGGTTGGGTTTTGAACTTTTTACTCCCCCCTACCGGTCTTCTGGTTATGGCAGGGTTTACATAGGGATTGCCAGTTCCCTCGGTCCCAAAAGAGCTTTGGATCGCCACGATGCGGTTTGATATGATCCACCACCGCCGCCGACGTTATTTTCCCTTGGCGATAACATTCTATACAGAGCGGGTTTTGCCAAAGAAACGTCCTCCTTGATTTCTGCCAGCGGGCATCATAACCACGTTGATGAGCAGATCCCCGATCTTGGCGGTCATGCTGATAATGCAAGGTTTGGTGGGCTTTACATTTCCCCTTCCCCTTTATTGCCTTTAATGGGCATCCAGGGTGCCCGCATGGCGAAGCTAACGATTTAGCCATTGTCTGCTTTTATTCCTTCCACATTCCAATCAAAAAAGAAAGGCACGCTAGCGCATGCCTGCATATGCCTGCAAATAAAAATGTGTTATATTAAAAAATTTTGCTCATTTTCTATCTCTTGCCGCCGAATTTCCCGGACATAAGCCTCCAACGATTCCTGGAACACCCGTCGCCCGCCCCGGACCTTGCAGCCATGGAGCTTGCCATCTGCTATCAATCGCCGCACCGTAGCCACGGAGCACGCCAAACGCTCCGCCACTCCATCCAGGCGCATCAATCCGTTGGTCATGCCCGCCCCTCAACCTTGAACTTTGAACTTTTAACCTTGAACCTTCTTTGCCAACCACGCCGGCGCCTCAATCACCACCACCTTGCCCGGATCAACCTCCCAGGCCCCGCCCTCCACCAGGCTCAAACAACCCAGGGG